ATAACCTGTCGGTAACATAATCAAGTTTAGTTTTTTTCATTGTGGTTCCTCCGTTGTTAAGTAACAATCGTAATTAATGTCCTCCATTATGCAATCAATAGCTTTATGGCAAATTTCTATATCGTCATTTATTTCAAACAAATCTTTAGTGCCATTTCTAATGTTGATAGTAGCTTTTAGAATCCTAAGAGCCATAACAGCATCTTTAAATGTTGGTTTGTATTCTTTTTCAAGAATACTTAATTGATGTTTTGCTTTTTCTACATTTGTGAGTCTTTGTGATTTGGTAATCATTGTGGTTCCTCCGTTTTGATTTGGTTGATTGTTTTAATGATTTCTTTTTTGTAGTACTCGATAGTT